CAATGATGAGGGGGTCGTACCTGAGAGGGACCCGGACAGTGACCGGTGTTGTCGACCTAGCAAGATGCTTCAACTTTCCAAAGAGTTTTTGAAAAAGATCTTTTTGATGTGTTGCGGTGTCATTCTCTGGCAGTGGCAATTTGTTCTTACGTTCTGTAATGGAATATTGGGCAATATTGTGGCTGTTCTTTTTGACCTACTCCCCGGATCGGGAGTGTTACAGGTTGTGTTTTTCTATCCTTTAACTTTTGTTTGTTCTAGTATTTTGATTTTTGCTGGAACATGTTGGGTAGCTGGTTATGCTTTTGTGAAGTTTGGTTATAAACATGTCAAGAAGCAAGCTGATGAAGTGATGAAGAAACAATTTCTGTCGTGGAAAGATAAGGTTGTGGTTGAATTTAAAAGACTACTCTTTTCAATTGGAATATTATCCTTAGTTGTGATTATCTATGAACTTTATCGAAAGTTTGGTAAGATAGCTAAAGAAGAAGATAAAGAAGAAGCTAAAAGAGAAGCTGCAGGGAGAACCGCAGTTTCTGCTTTACAGAAGGCCTCGGTGATATTATCTTTTTTGGCTGCTGCCTTGGTAATTGTACAAGAAGGACTTGGATGTTCGATTGAAATGGTTAGTGGTGCAACACGACATATTTCTTACGTAACGAAGTTTTTCTTCGAAATTTTAACAGTGTTTGGCTATTCAACTAGTAAACGTGGAGTTTTAGAAAGTAGAGAAGGTAAGAAAAAACAATCTTTTGTCTCTGGACCAACAGTACCTGCTAAAGAAGGGAATAAGGAAAAGGGACTTGGCTTCGGTGGACGATGGCATGAATTTAGTCTGGCTCCTGGAAAACGATTTAAGATTTGTTCAGTTTGTGGTGAACATGAAGAGGAATGTAAAGGACTCTTTTATCAACATGTCGGTACTCGGCATGCTTTTAAGTTAACTACTGAAGATAAAGGCTGCAAAGATTGTGGCTATCTTCCAACGAGCAAGATACATTGTGTAGGACCAGACGTGTTAGAAAGTGAATTTTTCTATGAAAGAATAGATGATCGACATTATCAACCGCAGCCATTTTTGTTAAATATGGCAACTGTTGAAAATGAAGATTTGATTGAAATTGAACAACAACAAAATTTTGAATTTTTTAATTTCTATTCTCTTTATGAAAACGCTCGTAAACGTGCAGTTTCATGTCTCGAATACTGTAAAGAAAAACCAGAAATAGTAGCATTTATGTTACTTAGTGCGCTTTTGAGTGCGGCCGCAGTTGCACTCTACCTTAGTCCTGCTCTTCTGCAGAGCTTTATGGAACAGTTTAAATTTGGACCTAACCGAGAAGGGAAGGGGAAACAAAGACCGATGCGTAAAGCCTTGAAATGGAAGAAGAAGCCAAAGTCCGTGGCTGTTAAGGAAGGAACTAAGAGAGGAAATCGGGCTAAAATGCAGTCTAAGTGGAAGGACTTACAAGCCTACCTGGATGATGTTGTTAAATCGCATCCTAAACATATGAGTGTGTCTGGCTGGTTTCATGATCATGATTATGATTATGATGCTTATAAAGCCGGTGCCTATAATGGGAAAACATGGGAACACGATAGGAATGAACTTGCAAAGAAATATAAACAAAAATATAATAAGCATTATGATTCTGATTACGACTATTATACGGATAGTGCTGAGGAAATGGCGAAAGAATTTGATACCTATGAAGATTGGGTTAATCGACAAAACATTGAACGTGATGAACAGGCCAAGAGAAATGCTGAGTTTTTTGATAAACGGACGCATATTTGGACTGAAACTGATTGGGCGCGTGGATCTAGCTCTAGTTCAAGAGAAGGTCAGGTAGATGTGTCTGATTTGGTTGAAGATAAACCTGAACGGGAAGGTAAAGGGAAACCTAATAATTCTAAGTCTCCTAAGTCGCAAAGCACAAAGGTAAAACCTAATGAGCCCAACAATGCCCACTTACAAAATCAAACAGAAATGTTAGAAAGGTTTGTGAAGTGTATTGAAGGTGCGGAAGTTGCTCGAAAAGATGAGTTGGAAAATCTCAGAACGATAGCTGCAACCCTTAAGACGGAGAGCAGCAAGCGAGATGTACGACTTCATCAAGAACGGGAAGGTTTTATGGACGATATTAAGCAAATATTTAGTACTCTTGTTAATGAGAGGAAAATGCGTGAGGAGGAAGTGCCTCAGCTTAGTACGGAAACGGAAAAGCCAAAAGAAGCACCAGAAGTGGTGGCTAAACAAACAGAAGCGAAAATTAAGCAGAAGGTCCTTCGTAAATGTTTTTTCTGTTCTGAACCGATAAGTATTAAAGGATGGGAAAAATGTAAGAAAGCCGGACATGGAGGAGTTTGTTCTACATGTGCTAATTCAAAACAAGAACCTAAATCTCAGGCTCTGGATATTCCGAAAGGAAAGGAGGAGTTGATTGATCTAAGTGGTCCCCTGAAGAAGATTGAAGAACAAAAATCTGCAGGTCGGGAAGCCGCGATGAAAGATCATAGCTATTTAAAAGTTGCTGATGATGAACCAAAGAAAAATTTTCAAGTACCAGTTTATTCGAAAGAAAGGCAAATTGGATGGACTTTTCGAGTTAACATTGAAGGAGTGCCTACGTGGATGATTCCTAAGCATTTTTTCGATGAAGATAGTGATCCGTTTGGAAAACAAGGGAAAAAGTATCCTAAGTTGTCTATTCGAAATGGGAAAGAAATTTATGAGATTGATGAGGAAAAAGTTACTATGAGTGATCATTATGATTACGCTTGGTTTACTGATAAAAAGTGCAATTTGGTAAAAATTGCTCCTCTTGGAAAGGATTTGTCGTTTAAAGGACAGTTGACTTTAATGGTAGAACGGAATAAGGTTTTACAATGGAGTGCAACTGATACGGCACAAGCCCCCAATGATCAATCTGGTGAAGTTGGTTATAAAGCTCCTACTGATTTGGGTGATTGTGGTGCCCCTGTGTATCAAAACAATGCGGTTGTTGGTATGCATGTTGGAACCGAAGGTGCAAATGCATGGAATAAATTCGTGCCTATGGCGTTGGTCTTAGCCGAGATCAACCGGAGGCAATCTGCTTAAATCGCCATTATGGGGTGGAAGGTTTCCTAAGTTAGGCCTGAGAACCTCCCCAAACAAATATGAATTTCTCAAAAACTATGGCAACATACCTAAATGTAAGCAATACCCCACGAAGGGTGAAAATTATTCAGAAGATTATTCAAAGGAATTTCAAGAATTTTGCAGACATAATCCAGATGTTTGGAACTCCATATTTCCTAAAGCAACTTATCGAAAGGTGAGAGCGAGAAGGGATTTAGTGATGGAGAGTATATTGAAGATTGATAAAGATGCTGTTAATCCTGGTGATTGGATAGAGCAATTGGCTGAAGAATACGCATGGAAGCACATGCGCGGAGCTCTAACTCAAGATATTGTAACAGATATAGTCGAGCTGGTGATGTCAACGTCGCCAGGTATTCCGTTCGTTTGGGATGGATATCGAACTAAATTGTCGGCAATAGAGTCAGAACTATTTCAGAAGCTGAGAGCTATGAATTATCAGGCAGTGTTTGCTACTTATGATAAAGTAGAATTTTTAGTCCTTACAGACTTAGCACGAGGTAAAGTGCGAACGATGTTCGGACCAGATGTTCTAGAACTTATGTGGCAGAAAGTCTTCTTTGATAACCAAAATCAAGGGATTATTGATGGAAATGAGAAGAGCTGGATAAAGTATGGAATGGTTAAGCAATACGGTGGTTTTAACAGACTATGTATGAAGCTTGAAAGGTTTCCTTTGCGCGGAGAAGGTGACGCATCAGGATGGGACAGAACTGCTCATATGGGTGGTGTCTATCGATTGCGTACTCGGGGACTTCGAATTCCCCCCGCTATGGCTCAAAAATATTACCAAGTAACAGAGAACATTGTTCATTCAGTGGTTCTGCTGCCGAACGGTGATTTGGTTGAGTGCAAAACAGGAAATCGATCTGGGACCAATAATACTGCCTCGGATAACTCCCTAAAACATTTAATTATTAAGTTTTATCAACTTATTTTTATGCGAGTATACCAAGGTCTTCCAGTTCCTACCTATGAAGAATGTATGGAACATGCTGAGGTTGGAATTTATTCAGATGATTACATAGAATCTATTGATGACGAGTTCTTTCTAGTTTCGAAAGAGCAATACCAACAGTGTTTGGTTGAAGTCTATAGAAGATTTGGGATTGTAATGAAAGAAAGTGCAACAGTGATAACGTACTCGAAAGGGCGGTTGTCGCCAGAGCACTCTTTCTTGGGCAGTAGTGCCCGCTGGAATGAATTTCACAAACAGTATATTCCTTATCCTAGGATGGGTAAAATATGTTCTTCTTTGGTTTTTGAACCTTTGAACCCAATGGATAAAATTGATATGTTTACACGTTCTCTTAATTTAGCTGTTCTTTCTTATGCTGATAAGGAAGTTTTTGAGATCGTGATTCGGTATGCAAAATGGCAATATTCCTTGCTGGAACCCGCTGACCAAGTTAAGGCCGATGAATTTCTAGATACGCAACAGGTTAATCTAGATGATCGGGAGTCTTTTCTGAAGGTGATCACGGGTCGCGAGTAGCTGGAAACATAACCTCGCACTTTTAAAAGGCCTTGGAATAAACGACCAAGGTTGGATGGTGGTGGTTTTAAAAGTGTCATAGAGATGTACAAAGCGTACATGTTTCCAGAAATTGACAAAGTCCTTACAGAGATTGAAAATCTTGAAGGCGCAGATGCAGCGGAATGGGTCAGGCAAATGTTAGATCCTCTCCATCATAAGATGATGGGCCGAACGCCAGTAGGTCCGCCATCGAAGACGCGAGAGCCAGTTCTGGTATTTGCAGATTCGATTAGCATTCCAATTTCGATCCCTCCCTCATTCGATCCAACTCTTCCGTGGAGTTTTCAGGCACAGTTTTTTCCTGATACTTACGCACAAGAGTACAACGAATATGTGAGAGATCAAAACGTACTACAGTTGCTGCCAGGATCCATTCCCCGCCGTTATGGTGGAATCGTGTTTTTAGCACGTCAAGGAAGTACAGACATTCAATGGTCTGCGAATCCCGCGCTAATTACGCTGATGGCCCAATGGGCAGTGGGAAATGCCTTGGTGATTTGTAAGTCGAAAACAATGGTAGTTTCTTTGAAGATCGAGAATAACACTCCCCCTTTATATGCTGGTGGTGCAACACATGCCGCCAGGCACAATGAAGGAAATTCGGAAAGGACAACATCTTTCCTTATGCAGAATGTTGCAGGAGGTCCAGATGCTGTGGTTCAGTGTACTGAGGAATACTCCTATCCCTTAAACGTCCAGACATTGGCGTTCCTTCCTGGTTATATGGATGGAGACGCAATAGATGGTTCGATGAACGTCTGCTGTGCAGATGTTTGGGATGAAGCGAGTGTTCCTGATTTTACACACACAGTGTTTGAGTCCAATACTCCTGAGACGGAGCCGAATACGTCCCCCGTAATTGCTCCAACAATTCGAACTTCAACGATAGACCCTACGGTTTCCGTACCAGTTTACAAAAGTATATCATCAGGGTTGAAGCCTATGCAACAGTGGTATTTGAATGTTACCCCTCAATCTACATTCACTGCAAGAATCGATGCAATCTCTGCAGCTTTTTATGCTCCAAATGTCGCTAACCAATTGCAGAACATTTCGCTTTTGCGTGCTGCGACTCCTTATTGTCCTAAAGCGATGAATCTGGTTTCTCTTCTGCTACGTCAAGCTCCAGCAATGGGGAAAGCAGCGGATAATAGGAACTTTACCTGGTTAAAGAAGGTTATGGCAGATTCAAGAGGAGATGTCTCAGATATCCTTGGTAGGATCCCACATCCTGTAGCACAAGGTGCAAGCATGATTTGGGATGCCTTTCGACCTCAGACAGTTCAAGCGAACATGGGTACTAAAGTTGGCCAAGGAAATCCAACGATGTCTCAACCTCGCAATTTGACCAAGATGCAAAACATTCATGGTCCTTTTGCCCCAGTTAAATCTGTCACGAAAACAAACAGGTCTAGACCTATTCAACAGACTTATCAGGCTCCAATGAAGAGACGAGCTCCTCCCCCTCTTCCATCGCAGAATTATGCAGAGTTCCAGGCTCTTAAAAAGGCAACACTAGAACTCCAAAGAAAACAGCGAAAGAAGGCGAGGAAAATAGCTAAGCAGGGACAGGGTGCGATGGTGCCTTATTATTGACGGTCTCAAGCTTTGTCGATGCAATTTATGAATTTTTGTGCAACGTGAAAAATTCTTTTTCGGTTTCGGAAACCTCTATCACGGGATGTGGAGAAACTGTTATCTGGCTTAAAGGCCAACATTGAAGGTTTAACAAACTTGATGTGTTGCGGTCAACCTTTA